ATAAATGAGAAAAGCAATTAACTTTTTTAGAAGTTATTTTGAAGTTGCAAAAGAATTAAACGATAAAGATAGGTTAGCCTTTTATGACGCGTTATTAAATAAGCAATTTGAAAATATTGAACCTAACTTAAAAGGTATGGCTAACTTTGCATATATTTCACAAAAGCATTCTATTGATACTCAGGTAAAAGGTTACTATGATAAAACAAAGGATGAGCAATTTAACCCTAATCAACCCCCATCAGTAGGTGGTAAAATAGGGGGTAATGAACCCCCTTACCTACAAGAGAAAGAAGAAGAGAAAGAGAAAGGACAAGAGAAAGAAGAAGAAAAAGAAGAAAAGAAAAATTTACCCACTCTTAAGATTAAATATTTAGATTCAGTTACTCTTTCTGATATAGAATATAATAAACTATTATCTAAATATGCTAAACATGAAGTTGATTGGATGATTGATTGTTTAAATAATTATAAAATGAGTAGTGGAGTTAAATACAAATCAGATTATCACGCAATACGTAAATGGGTAATAGAGGCTTTTAATAAAGCAAAAAAAGATTTTGTAAAAGAAAATAACACTTTTAACACAAGAATGCAAATAATACAAAACGAAATTAATAACACAGACTGGGAAAATCTATGAGTAATATAACAATAATAGGCTTCAATGATTTAGAATTAAAAGCCTTAAATAATCTTCAACCAGCACAAAGATTTTATGTTGAAGCTAAAAATGAACAAAAGATAATTAATATTGAACGTGGAGAAGCTTTAAGATTGATTTATACCGAAATAGCCAAAACTATAGAATTAAGCGGAGAAAATAAAAAGTATATCTTAGAAAATGATCAGCTTAAAAGTGTTGCTAAATTCATTTACGATTATGTTTTAGAACAATATAAGGGTATAACTATCTCCGAACTAAGAAATGCTTTTAAATTAGGAATAAGTAATGAATATGGTGAATATGTTGGATATGGAACTGTTACTTTTACGAAGTTTATAAAAGGTTACATGAGTTCAATAAAACGTGAAAACGCAATGAAAGAATGGAATAAACATCAAATTCCAACAACTGAAAAGCCAATTACTAAAATGTTCGAAAAAAATATGGAAATCGCTAATTATTTTTTTGAAATATGTGAACCTAAAATAGCTGAAAGATTTGATACAATAGTAAACCATGAAGATAATATAATGCACTTACCTTCTATTTATGACTTCTTATTTGAAAATTTTAAAATATCATTTTCCAATGAAAGCAGGGATATTTTAACAAAAAAAGCAAAAGTTAAATATCATGAGTATATTAAAAAAAGTGGATTAAAAAAATACGATCCAAAAGGTTATGAGCAAATAATTAATTCTGTAATTTTTGAAAATAATAAAACATTTGATTATTATTTAAAAACTCAAGCTTTAATTTTCCTAACTTTAAAATTAAAAGAACAATCCAAAACTTATAATGATTTAAAAAGGTTATGAAAAAATTAACAATGAAAAATAAAAGTATGGATAATATAATGACATATGTTATAGTTTGTGATGAAGATTATAGAGGAAGATTTAAAATTAAATTTGGTAAAACATACAATTGGGAAAAAAGATACAGAATATATCAATTACACAATCAAAATATAAAAGATATTATTGTATTTAATGGTAATTTTGAAGATCAATTATTGTTTGAGTATCGAGAAAATAGAATATGGAATGACGAAACAAACTATAATACAGAATGGATTGATTTGGATTATAATCCATTAAACGAAATTATAAATAATTATAATATATTAGAACCTTACTTTTTATCTGAAACAAAATATGAAACAACTTGCTGTAATGGTTATGGATGTTGTGAATGTGCATATGAAAAAAACTGATTATCAATTTATTTTGTTTTCAATCTTATTATTATTTGCTTTACTTTTGTGCAGTGATTGAACAGCTAATTAAAGATAAAAAATATAAGAAAATAACTAATAATGTTTGCCACAACTCACATTTATCCAACGACTTACATGCTGAAGCAATTTTAGTAATTGTAGAAAAAAATATTAATTTTGCAGAAATCATAAACTTAGAACACTTTTTTGCTGCTGTAGTTTGGAGAACATGGCACTCAAATAAATTTAAAAAAAAATATTTTAATAAAAATTTAGAGTTTTTTGAGTGGTTAGATTACGAGGTTGAAGATGAAAATATTGAAGAAATTGATTTTACAGTAGCTTATGATTTCATAGATTCTAATCCAAAAAATGAATCTGAATATTATGAAGTTAATCTTTTTAAAATATATTTAGAACTTGGTTCAATTCAAAAGGTAAGCAGAAAAACTAAGATACCATATCAAACAGTATTTTACGATATAAAACAAATAAAAGACAAATTAAAACTACAGCATGATAAAAATCGCAATCAAATGTAATCTTCAAAGATTAAATGGACTTTCTTTTCACAGGCTATTTGTTCCATTTTCTAAAATAAGTGATGGGATAGAATTTAAATGTGATGTTTATCCTGACCTTGATTTATTAAGTGATGATCAATTAAAAGAATATCATGCAGTAGTTTATCAAAGAGAAATAGATACAAGTGGCAACTCAATGCAAATAATTAAAAAATATCGCTCATTAGGAATTAAAGTTATATTTGACATTGACGATATTTGGTTGTTACCTCAAACTCATAAACTATATTCAATATATAGAAAATATAATATTCCAGATCAAACAATTGAAATATTAAAACATGTTGACTTAGTAATAACAACTACTAAACACCTAGCAACTAAGATTAAAAAATATAATTCAAAAGTTGAGGTTATTCCAAACTGTTTAGATCCAATGGACGAACAATGGCAATCAAATAAAGTTAAAAGCCCCTTCACACGTTTTGGTTATATAGCAGGTATATTCCATAAAGTTGATGTATCAATTCTTCAAATGCCTATTTTAAAAACTTATAGGCATGATTTAAACGGTCAATTTGTTTTAGGCGGATATAATGACAATGAAGATTATAATTATTATGAAAGCGTTCTTTCTGCAAATAATTTTAATTCAAATAAGTATATAAGAATGAATAGTTTACATGTTCATGAATATGGAAAGGCTTATAATCATACTGATGTTTCTTTAATACCATTACAGAATAATGTATTTAGTGAATGTAAAAGTGAAATAAAATTACTTGAAGCTGCAATGCATGGAAATCCAGCTTTAGTATCAGACGTTTTACCTTACAACACATTTCCAAAAGATACAGCAATATTTTTAAATAATCATGATATAAATGGTTGGTTTAAAGCAATTCGAGATTTAACTCGAAATGAATCTATGAGAAAAGAATATGCAGAGAGTTTAAAAAAATATGTTGAGAAACATTATAATATAGAAAAATGGACAAAAATCAGAAAAATTATCCTAAAATCGGTATTGGAGTAACTACAACTCCTAATCGGAAAAAACATATTGAATTTTGGTATAAGCAATTTGAAAAATTTAAACCTAATAATTATCATCTTCATATACATACTGATGAGCATTATAAAGGTGTTGCATATTCAAAAAATCAAAATCTAAAAGCATTAAAAGATAATGATTTCATTTTTCTTTTTGATGATGATTGCTATCCTATAAAAAATGGATGGGCTGAATATTGTATAAGGTCAAACGAGAATCATCTTTTATATTTACAACCTACTCATGGAATATTAGCTAAAAAAGGCGAAATGGAGTATTATTATAACTGTGGTGGGGTATTTATGTTTATGACTAAAAAAGCAATCGACACAGTAGGTTATTTTAATCCTGAATATGGTCAATATGGTTTTGAACATGCTGGGTATTCAAATAGAATATATAAAGCTGGTTTAATTAAATATCCATATCAACAATTAAAAGAAATAAATAAATATTTATTTGCTATTGATTATGATGGGGACATATTTTGCTTAAAGCATAAAAGTTCAATATCTGAAGAAACAAAACAAGAACAAATAAAATATAATAGAGAAATTTTTATAAAAGAAGTAAATAGCAATAAAATTTTTTATAATTTTGAAAAGTGAACGAACACATCCTTTTTAAATTAGCAACAAGAAGCAGACCTCATAAAGCAAAAGCAGCTATTGATAATATTATAGCTAATTGCAATTCAATGAATTATACAGTATTAGTAAGCATTGATGAAGATGATTTAACCATGAAAAACTTTGAACATAAAGACGACAATGTTTTTATAATCAAAGGAACTTCAAAAAATAAAATAGAAGCTATCAATCGCGATATGGATATTTTTGATGGTTGGAAAATTCTAATCAATACTTCCGATGACATGGTATTTAACATAAAAGGTTTTGATGAAATAATAAGACAGGATTTTAACGGATATTATGATCAGGTTTTACATTATTCAGATGGCTATCAAAAAGGAAACTTAATGACAATGAGTATAATGGGTGTTGATTATTATAATCGTTTTAAATATATTTATCATCCTGACTACAAATCACTTTGGTGCGATATGGAAGCTACAGAAGTCGCTCATATGCTAAATAAATATAAATACATGGGAGATGAAAAGCAGTTGTTTACTCACATGCATCCTGCATGGGGACTTGCTGAATTTGACGCTCAATATCAAAAAACTGAAAGTCATGAAGTTAACAATCATGATAGAGCTTTATTCAATTATAGAAAATCTGAAAATTATTTTTTACCTGATCACTTAATAATTAATCCTCCAAAATATTAATGTTGCTTTCAATTTTAATACCTACGCTACCCGAAAGAGCAAATTTGTTTAGCAAATTATTTTTTGAAATTAACTTTCAAATAGAGATGCAGAATGCTTTTGGAATAGTTGAAATATTAACAGATGAAGCTCCAAAAGGAAAATCAATAGGACAAAAGAGAAATGAATTATTA